TTACCAGTTAAATTACCTGTAACATCACCTGTAACATCACCAGTTAAATTACCTGTAACATCACCTGTAACATCACCTGTTACTGTAGCACCTGTCATATCAACGGTGCCTGTAAACGTAGCAGTGTTACCGTTTTCGATAGGACCAATAATTTTACTAGCAATGGCGTCGATTAACGGAGTAGAATCTTCACCAAAAACAGAACCTTTAACATCGCCATCTAATGTTCCTGCGATTGTGTCAGTTGTAATAGTACTGGCCTGTACACTATTAATTACTGCTAAGTTCCATCTGTTGTTAGTTGAACCGAGAGCATACGTATCAGTAGCATCTGGTATGATATCTGAAGTTAGCTCTGCGTTTAGAGTAATACCATCAGTATNAGCATCACCTAATGTTAAGTTACCGTCTGCTGTAATATTACCTTGTGCGTGAATATTACCAGTTACATCAATATTACCTGTAATATCAATATTACCTGTTCCTGTAATATCGTTGCTGTTTAATATAATGTCGCTAATAATAGTAGTACCACTAGCAAGAAGTTTTCCTCCTACTAATGTCCCATCACCGACATATAGTGCTTTTGTATCTGTTGTGTAAATGAGTTCACCGGCNTCTGGAGTGATTGTTAATCTCTCTGCGTCAGTTCCTCTTCTAATTCTTAAGGCCATTTGTTTATATCTCCGTTATATTATTGTTCCTAGGTCAACGCTATTATCAGACGGTGCTAAAATTGTACCGTAGTCGTAGTCTGAAATCTGATAAAGTGCTTGAACTGCGTTTTGAGGGTCTTGGTTAATCCCTCCAAAATCATTATCAAAGAGTGCGTTAAGAATACTTTCTTGACTAGCACCCCCGTAGTTACCTATAAAGTTTGAAGCAGTTATTGCCCCATTAATATTAATTGTTCCAGTGCCTATGATGCTTTGACCGTTTAGATCTAAAGGTCCTGTTAATTGAGCATTTACAAGATCAGCACTAATTGTAATTTGTTTACCTGAAGCTTGAATGTTAACATTACTGCCTTCGATAAGTTGTAATGAATCATTATCGCTTGTTGCTACTACTGTTCCATTGTTAGTTACAACAGAACCAAAAACATTTTGTAGAGTTGTACCTATTGTAATATCTTGAGCATTTTCAGAAACTGAAATGTTTGGCCCGGCGACAATAGATCTCATCTTAAGTATGTTGTTTTCTTTTTCAACAAATACTCCTGATCCAGAACCTAAATTTAATCCAGTAACTGCTAGCTCGTTACTTAACGAAGTGAAGTTTTCATTAACCTTGCGAAAAGCGGTTCTGATGTCATCACCAGTCCCGTCGTTTACTAAGTTACCAATATTAATTTCTTGTATTGCCATTAAAATGCTCCTACTAACTATTTATCCTATCTTCTGATTCGTGACCTTGGATACGCTTGCCCTGAGTCCGGCCTTGATTTAAAGTTTCGCTTAGGAAAAGTAGTTCCTTGTGCTTTTCTCTGTTGTACGTATCTCAATAATAGATTTGGAGATCCTAACAATGCTTCAACATCTTCGTAATCATCGGATCCTGAATCTTGTATTGCATCTCTTTCAGCTAAACTTACAATAAGATCCTTAGCTTCTTGACAGGTCATTTCTGGATATGTTTCTGCTAGACAAGCAATTACACCTGCTACTTGCGGACTAGACATTGAAGTTCCTGATATTTTATAAAGCCTATACGTAGCACTTCTTGGGTCAGTAATTGATACTGCGTTAGTAAATGCACTTTGAATATACGTGCCTGGCGCCCAAATAGTTATTCCCGGGCCTCTGTCACTGTAATCAGCAGGTTTATCGTCTACTGCTCCGTAGTTACCCATTGAACCAACAACAATCGTAGGCAACTCAAATCCACCTGTTGCTGTAGTATCGTAACGCCCTGGAGAACTTCCTCTCATATAGTAGTAAGGAAAATCAACAGAGTCGGGATATCGATTAGCCATTTCAAATGTATTATCCCAATCTTGATCACCAGGAGCGGCATGATACCAATCTCCATTACCTGCGGAACTTATGTTAATGATACCTTCATTAATGGCATCTTCAATGTCTCCGTCTAAAGCATCTACCGGTACTGGAATACGTTTATTAGAAATAAATCCAAAGTCGTTAAGTTGCGCTGTTGTGAAAGGTGATATGCTAGTATATACATTGTTGTTTTGTTCGATAGTGACTCTAAAATCCGCTGGATTTTCTTCATCAAATCTTACTTCCCAGCGTATTCCAGGATCTCCTAGTGTACCACTGCTTGCTGCATTTCCTTCAAACACTACTTTGTAATAGCTAAAACTTGAATTCGCGCCAACAATAATTTGTCCATTCATNTTAGAGTGACTAGAGCACTGATAATAATACGTTCCTGGCGTAGCTGGAGACCAACTTACTGTGCTTCCGCCATATGCTCCTTGACCTGTTGCCCCGCTTACCTGACTTCCTGTGCCTGAAACTTGAGCAATTTTAAGATATAATGGGTGAGCAAAGTTTGAATTGTTAGTTATTTCTATTGTGTCACCTACTAATATATTAATTGTAGCACCATCTCCGTCTACTGTTCCGTTTCTATCAGTGCCGTCTATATTGTATGCTACATTACTGTTGTTAATAGCATCAAATGTATATGTGTTAACAGGAGTAGTGTAAACTCCTTTAGATTCTACACCGGTATATATTCTTTGACAACTAGTGTTACTGCTCGCACCACCAGTATTAGCATTACCACTGGCTATCATAATTTTAGGATACGGAACAGCAAAAGCCGCTAAATTAGGTTCTACACTTGATCCCCCGCCAAATGTTATGTAACCATTTGTGCCAACAGATAGTTCAGTATAGTCTTGATCTAGAAAATTAACTGTGAATGGCAAATTAAATGTCCAATGACCGTCATCGTTGGTTCCGGTAGTAGGACTTGTATAAGGAGTTAAGTTAGCAATACTACCAATGCTAACATTGCTTTCACCGTTAGCAGTTCTTGTTGCGGTTGCCGCCGGAGTTGTATCTTCTGTAACGTTTAATATAATGTCAATATCTGTATCAAATGTACAGTTGGGATTAGGCTCGGCACCATAATTGGTTGTAAGCACTATGGTGTATGTACCGTCTTTGTTTACAGTAAAACTTTCTTCAATGACAGCATTTACAGAAGCACCGGTGTATATACCGTCAGTATATGTTGCTACTACTATACCATCAGGATCTGTAATTTGTACTTGAATATCAAGATCTACAGTATCTGTTGGTGTGCCGTATGAAATATCGTGTTTGATATCAACGGTAAAATCGCCGTATCTTGTACCAGCTAATGGCAAAGTTCCTACGTAAACTGTATTAGTTGTTTGTACTTTTTTAGTATCGTTTAGATATGCTCTAGTTCCCCCTGAAACAGTCCATCCGCTACCTCCAACTAACCCACCAGATGGGAACGGAGTAAGAGTTCCTTCTCTATCGCCGGGATTTTCAGTTCCTGAAGTTGAGCAATCATAAGTTACCCAATCGCCCTTNATGACACCACCTTCATTATAGTTAAATCCATCTAGTTGAGAAGTTCCAGTTGAGGGATATATTCCGTTAAAGCCTTTAGGAGATGAAGCACCCTCAGTAGTTGTATATCGTGTTCCTCTATAAGTAACGGCCGTAATATCATTAAAGCTCCATTGGTTTGGGAATATACTCATGCCCCAACTGCTGTTTACAATAGTTGGATTTTTTACTCCGGTATCTGGATTGATTGCTTTCTGTTTGTGAAACTCTTTTACATAATCATAAACATACGGAAAATTAGTATTGCCTACATCGCCAGCATAATAAAATATAGTATAGAGGTTAGCATCTCTTGCCCAACCTTGTGTGTTACCACCCACAGTTCCCATTACGTGAACAGAATGATAGTTACCACTAGTGTATTGTCCATAGTTATAAGTATTACCTTCTACGCCACCTACTTCATCGTTATATAGATCATACCAATCAATAAGATTAACTCTTGATCCTCCTGTACCATCTACGTTAACAGCAAACTCTGGATGACCAACCACCTGCCCGTCGGCATCCATAATAACACAATCAACATTTTTTCCTGTTTCTGTTAAGGTAATTGTTTGTGTATTATCTCCATTCCAGTCTTCGTTTACTCCGCCTTCAACACATCGTAACAGTCCCCAATTTTTATGGTTTGAATTTTGTGTAGCAGTTCTACTAAAGTTTGATGTCTGCGATACAGCATGTGTTTCTAAAGATATTCCCATATCGCTAGGCAACGGCTGTACTGATTTTACATCAGGATGTAGCTTTAAAGAAATAGCTTCTTTTCTAGTAAGATAATATATTGTAGATCTACTAGCTGGCCTTTTTTCAGCCATCATTACTGATCTACTTATAGTGGTATTCGACGGAGTAATACCTGCTGAACACAATTCATCATAAAGGCGTTCTGTGCCTTCCTTGGTCTTAGCGGTTATAACGTAACGTTTCTGGGAAACATCTTTATTCATGTTACTATGCCTCTAACTGAATTAATGTAAGTGTAACAGTGATTGCCTGTGTAGTACCGGATTTATTTTTAACCGAAATTGGTATAACATCAGTAACTGGAGATTCATTATTAAAACCAATCACTGCCGGACTAATTAATATTGTGTCAGCGCCGGTTGTAATTGTTTCNACAACTACGCCTGCGCCCGGGGAAGGGTCAACTGCTTCTANTCTACTAGCATCAGCAGTTCTACTTGCTACGTCTGTATAAATTCTTACCCATGATGCGGCATCTACTTGTAATTTTAAAACCATGTAAGCACTAAACGCACCTGTAATAGTTGTATTTCCGATGTCACCATCAGCAATANTTGATGTAGACCCAGACTTTGTAGTTCTAGAACCTAATCCAGTACCGCCNCCACCGCCAGCAACAACTCCTGGCTCCCACCGATCTCCTGAAGCACTCCATACAAGAGCTTCGCCGTCGGCTGCTCCTATTTGATCAAGTTTATGTGTATTAAGTACTCCGTGTAACCCGTCTACTAGTACACCGGAACTGTCTTCTGAATAAACACTACCAGTAACATCACCATCAATGTTTCCTAAAACATTACCAACAACACCACCTGTGTGTGTTCCTTGTGTGTTACCGACAAATGTGCCTTGTGCCGTTACATCGCCTTTTACTATTGTATTTTGTTCTACAAGTAAGTCCGAATACAACCAAACATCATTTGCTTCTACATATAGTTGTGCTGTGCCTGGACTATAATCTTCTCCAAACATTACAACTCTGACTGTACCATCAGTATTACGAATTTCTGGAGCAGTTAAACTATCAAATGTAAGTCTGCTGGTTGCTCCGTCTATCTCAATATCTGTAGCAACTACATCCCCTGTTAAGTTTCCTGTAACATTACCTGTTAAGTTTCCTGTAACATTACCAGTAAGGTCTCCTGTTAGTGTTCCTTCGGTAGCATCAACAATAATTGAACTGTCATCAGCAAATACTGAACCTTTTAAGTCGCCAGTTACATCTGCTATTAACGAACCAACTGAAATATTGTTTGCGTATACGTTGTCCCATCGTTGTGTTGGAGTACCTAAGTCAAATGTTCCAACACTGTTTGGCGTAATATCTTGTGATAAATCTTGCAGTACACCTGTTACTGCTTGTGAGCTAACAAATGTAAAATTATCGTCAACTGCTTTTAGTGTTTCGTTTACCTTGTCCCAAGTAAGTGGGTGATTGGTTGAATTGTAAAGTGTTGTTAATGCCATTATAGTCTCCCCACCGCTACTTCAATTATTCCTATTCGATCACTATCATAAGTTTCAATTGCTTTACCAATAATAGTTCCTGGTTTAGCATCTCCACCTGCGCTCGTAGCAACACCTGGAATACCACTAGCAATAATTAGATCACCTTTTTCAACTTTTCCTACAACCTTACAAGGAACTCTACCCTGTAGTGCTACAAGAACTTTTTCTCCAGGACAATCATTATTCATGATGTATGCCGCTTCTGTACTAACAACTCCAGCAACTTTATGAGTTCCGAGTTCACCTGAAATAGATACTTCTTTGTCTCCGCCAAACTGTACAACAGTTCCTGCTTCGTACTCTTTATCACCCTCATAATATTCTGCCAAGTCAGCCCAGGTAGCCATCATTCTACTTCCTGGTGTTAATGTCCAGTTACCTTCAATAGAACCATTCTGAGCCGCATTGCCTCTTTCAGCAGTTAGGAATCCTCCATTACCTACTTCTACATAACCAGAAGTTCCAGTATCAGTTCTAAACTTATGAGTTCCTGCTCTATATTCTGTGTAGTTGTTTGCTGAAACATTACTAAATTGCGCTCTAATAGCAACACCACCATTACCATTTCGATAGTTTACATAGTAAGAATTATCTGCTGCACTTTGTTCATGTTTAGTAATAACAGGAGCATTTGAAGCACCGTATGTCATCCACAGCCCTTCTAAGTCTGCTAAATTTCCACTTTCTACACCGTCACTAACATCGAGGAATATGCTACCATCACTCGTAATATTTTCAAAGTTCGATGTGCCAGCAAAGTCTGCGCTACCTGTACCACTTCTTCTTACTATTGTATTAGCTGTGTTTGAACTTGTAAATTCAATAGTACCAAAGTCTCCCGCAGTATTTCCAGTATCAGTTCTTACCATTACGCCGATGTCGCCGAAGTCTGGACGTCTACATCCTAAACCGTCTTCGACAATGGTGTTAGCATCAATTGGAACAGGAGGCCCATCAATCGATCCAAATCCCCCCGGACTTGATCTTCTAGCAAGTACTTTGGTATTCGGGCCAGTTGCTAAATTAGTGTCATCAGTTGTATCAACTACTGCGACATCAATGTGTCTTAGCTTTTCAAAACCAATACCGTCGTAGTATGCGCCAGCTCTTGTTGAGTTTGTAGAATCTAGTAATTCTAAGAAACCGTTTACAAGAGTAAATTCTAATTCTTGAGCACCACTGATTAAGCCATACTGTCTAATAACTCCGCCGGATATTACTCCGCCTGCTGATGTGTCTGCTGGAATACTAAATTGTCTATTAGAAATAACAGTTGCTTTCCAGTCACCGTTAATTGCAGTTACACCAGTTTCATCACTAATAACAACAGCATCGCCATCTGTTAACTTATGATCAATATTGGCTGTAATTACNGTGTAATCATCTCCAGCTCCNGGTGAAGTTTCTGCTACGTAANTGTAAGCATTAACAGCAATCCCGTTTGGTTCTGTTGTTCTAGCAGTGTTTAAAGATAATTTATGATGTTGAATTCCTGCGTCATAGTTAACATCTGCGTCAACAATAACATTATCATTGATAGTAGCAACAATTTGTGGATCAGGGAAGTTTGTTACTGTGGGTGCTACAGCATCTGGAACACCTGCGGCGTTCTGTTGGAATGAAAATGTCAATGCGCCTACTACAGTAGCATTTGTAAATTCGCTTGATCCATTTGTTGTGAATGCTAATATGTCAGCACTATCAACATAACTGTAATCAGGCTGTCTTTTAGCATTAGGATCTGCCGGATCTTCTTCAAACATCCAACCTTCTGGAGCATCCTGAAGATTACCGATCTTCATATATGATTTTCTTACTGCTTCAGTTTCGCCTTCAATGCCAACATCTGGATCTGGTAAACCTGTAACAGCATTGTTACTCATATCAATTGGACCAGTCATTACACGGGAACCATCACGTGGTAAGAAGCCTGGACCAATCAGTACAGTTTGAATTCCACCTTCGTGTGTTAGACCTAAACGTCTATCAATGTATCCTCTAACAGCCGCTTCAGTTGGAAGAGCTTGGTTACTTGCTTCACCTGCGCCGCCGAGTGTAACATCACCTGTAAATTCACTTACAGTTTCGCCAGCCGCAAGTCTTAAACTTGTAATACCTTGTAAGTCGATCTTAGCATCAAGTGTTACTTTACCTGTTCCTTGGTCTACACTAAAGAATTCACCAACTCGGAAGTTACCTGATTGATCTGATGATACCCAGAACACACGTCCAGTTCCTTGCTCAACTGCTTCATTTGATTGTAATGGTTGATTATTCGGTGGTCCAAAGATGTTGGATGGATAGTTTGTATCAGCATATGATCCTGTACCAATATCTAGGAAGTCATGTCCTGTTGCTCTCATGGTTGAAATATTAACAGTTACTTCACCTTGCGCACCTGCTCTAATACCTGCTTTAAGTTGTAAATTTTCTAACGAAGCATTGAAGTCAACAGTTGCTCCACCAAATAGTTCTACACTACCTGATGTGGCTGCCGCTCCAAACGAACTACCGTCAACAAGAGTTGTTAATGCGGCATCGCTATAAAGATCAAATGTAGTTGCTGTAGTATTTCCTGCGTAATATAAACCATTAAACGCGGCGTTATCAGCACCTGTAATTCTAATTTGTCTACCTGGACGTATGGTAGCAAGTGGTGATGGGCTAGCTGTAACAGTAATTGTACTTGCCGCAGTAGCACCTGAAATAGTATAAGTTCTGTTTACTAGTGATTCGTTTGTATCAGTAATGTTCTTAAAACTAAGCAAACCATAACNACCGACCTTTTGTCCAAGTCCGTCTAAAANATCAACATCATCGTAGCCAGTAACTTCGTAAATNCTATCTTGATAACCAAATAGCATTCCGCCTGTTGAGGTACTACTACCGTCATAGATAGCAAATCCTGTGCTTTGTTTTGTTAAACGTGCTGACTGTTCTGGAACAAGAGATTGTACAACAATCGCATCATCGCCTACGTTGTTAGCAAATGTCGGAGGAGTATATCCAGCATCGGCTTTTTTAACATTTAAATTTACATACGAGAAACCATCTTTGGTTGTAATTGTTTGATCACCTTCTTGGGCATCAACTCCAGTATAACCGTTAAATGATAATACTCTAATAACAGCATCATCTAATCCTGTGCTCTCATCAAATATTAACGCAGTTGAAGGTCTTGTACTAACAACCTGAACTTTGTCAGAAATTGTAAATTCTTCAAATGCTCTAATAACAACATTTTTACCTGCTGGAACATCGACGGCTAGTCCGCCTTCACTAATATCTGTATCAATAGCTAATTCATAAGCACCACTTGGTAATCCACTTGTTGCTATTGATGTAATCTTATAGGATCTTAATCCAACTTTAGTGTTTACACTAGCATCTTGCTGGACATCATTAGAGTGATCAATCTCAACAAAACAACCTGGGAACGGAGGATAAGAAACGTTCTGAACAAATATTTTAGCAGTAGATTTATCGTTAACAATATCAAGAGGTCTATCTTCAAACACTGTACCTGTTTGAATTAGAGGAAATTTCAATCCGACTCTATCTGGTACTTCGTTTGGATCAGCACCGTTAGCTCTAATACCATAGAA